GGCGCGCGCCCGCTTCAACATGGGATTGGTGCTGTTGACGCTCGGGCGTTGGCACGAAGGCATCACACATCATGAGGCGCGTTTGGAGCTGATGAAACCCTGGAGCTGCGAGGCGATCGAGCAGCAAGGCGTGCCGATGTGGGATGGCAAAGACATCAACGGCAAACGTCTGCTGCTGGTGCATGATGCCGGCTTCGGCGACACCATTATGATGTTGCGCCTGGTGCGAAGGCTGAAAGGTTTCGGCACTGATGTTGCCATCATGGTGCCACACGAACTGCGCCGCGTCGCCGAGCAGTTTGCGCCAATCGCGGAGAATGGTGTAGGCTTCGACTATTACGCGCCAATGCTATCGCTGTTCTTTTTGATGCTCGAAACGCCCGAGACAATTCCGAATGCCGGTTATCTGAAAACTGATCCGGTGCTGGTGCAGAAATGGCGCAATTGGCTCGGCAAGACTAGACGTCGGATTGGTGTCGCCTGGTCAGTCCGCAAAGATGTGCTCGGTGATTATCCGCGAGCGATGCCGCTGGAGCTGCTCGAGGTGATGACCGGCGACGCTGATGTTTACAGCATTCAAACGCAGGCTGCCGACGAGGCCGCAATGCTCGGCATTGCTACGCCACACTTCGAAGACTTTGCCGACTGTGCCGCATTCGTTTCTTTGATGGAAGAAATCATCACCGTCGATACAGCTGCAGCTCACATTGCCGGCGCGATCGGTCATCCGCGTACCACGGTATTGTTGAGCCACTGGCACAGCTGGCGCTGGCGGCTGCCGCTTTATCCGCAATTCAAGTTTTATGTGCAGCAGGCGCCAGGCGATTGGCCGAGTGCAATCGAGCAATGGAAACAAGACCAAAATCGGATTTCGCGCTGACGGCGGTTCGATCCTATAACTTCTATCTCAATTCCGAAGAAACAAGCATCGTCGTCGAGCTGGTCAACAGCGTGGCGTCGAAAGTGATGATCGAAATCGGCTGCAATCGCGGCCACACCGCGCGAACGTTGCTCGATCATGTGCCGACGCTTGAGCGTTATATCGGCGTCGATGTGCCGTTCGAGCACGAACCGTCGCTGAGGGCGCAGCGCGGCGAAATCCCAGTCGAGCCCGCCAAGCATGCGGCAGCTGATAAACGGTTCTATTTGCTGCTGCGCAGCTCCATGCTGATCAAGCCGGAAGATTTAGAACCGTGCGACGCGGTTTTCATTGACGGCGATCACAGCGAGCGCGCCGTGCTGCACGATAGCGACCTGGCAAGAGCGCTGCTGCGGCCTGGTGGCATCATCATCTGGCATGACTTCAACAATGAGTCCGTCGAGGTGACACCAGCGTTGCATCGCCTGCACAGCTGCGGCTGGCCGATCGTCGCTGTGCAGAGCACCTGGCTTGCATTCTGCAAATTCTGAGGAGCCCGCCATGCCACTTCCGAAACCTCACAAAGACGAAGAGCAAGACGCGTATATGGCACGTTGCATGCATGAAGCTTACGGCTCTGATGCGCCTAGTGATCGCACGCAGGAACAGGCTATTGCCATGTGCCTGCAGACATGGCGTGACAGAAATAAAAGTGCCAAAGCATTCGATTGTCCCGAGCCCGACGATGACGAAACACATAGCGATTACATGGATCGTTGCGTCGATGAAGTTAGCGATGACGATGTCGATCCCGATGATGCCGAGGAAGCTTGCCAAATGGCCTGGGAGGATAGTCGCAGCGCGCGCGGCATGATCGAAAAGACGCACGCCGAAGCCGTGCATGGCATGGAGTTTATTTTATCCGACGAAACACCGGATCGCTTGGGTGATATTATAAACGCTGACTCTTGGGATCTGACCAACTTTCAAAAAAATCCCATTGCGTTGTTCAACCATACTCCTTCATTCGTTATCGGTCGATGGAGTGATTTGCGCGTCGAAAAAGGAGCGCTGCGCGGTCGCCTGATCATGGCGCCAGCTGGGACGTCGGCTCGCATCGACGAAATCCGCAAGCTGATTGACGCCGATATTCTGAAAGCCGTATCGGTCGGCTTTCGCTCGATTGAGGAGGAACCGATTAATGCCAAAGACCCGTGGAAGGGCACACGCTTTTTGAAGTCTGAGCTGGTCGAAACTTCCCTGGTTTCGGTACCAGCCAATCCGAACGCCTTGGCGGTCGCCAAGTCGCTCAACATTTCACCTGCGACGCTCGATCTGGTTTTCGCCAAGCACGGCAATCAAGACCGGATTACGCGTCGCGGGTTCACCGGCAAGCACGCCGATACGTCTCGAACTGGAAAGGGCAGCGCCATGAATGGCCTCGCTCAACGCATAAGTGACATTGAAGTCAAGCTTGTTGAAAGCAAAGATAAGCTGGCGGAGATGTGGACGAAGGTCGATGACAGCAATGTTAGCGACGTTGATCTGCAGACCATCACAGACTTGAATGCCGAAATCGGTCAGCTCACCAAAAAGCATACGGCGCTGATCGACTCGGAAAAGGCGCTGGCCAAGACTGTGAGCAATGGCCAGAGCACAGGGCGCGGGATGACCATCTATCACGCGCCGTCTGGCGATCAGCATGAGAGGATCGTCAGCTCGCCGGCTATCATCCACAAGAAGAAGGAAATGGACCTGATCGATTATCTAGTCAGGGCTGGCACCGTGAATATTCTGTCGCGAGCCACACATCGCGTGTTTGATGATGTGCGCCAGGAAGTCTACGGCGAAGACGAAACGACTAAGGTCATCTGTGACCTAATTTTGCGTGCTGCGTCCGCGCCCGCAATCACTACGGTAGCTGGCTGGGCCGCTGAACTCGTGCAGCAGACCTACACGGACCTGATGCCGCTTTTGATGCCCGCGGCTATTCTGACTCGGCTGGCGGCGAAAGGTCTGGCGCTCAGCTTCGGGCGAGCTGGCCGCATCATCATCCCGACCCGCAATCGTACACCGACAATTGCCGGATCGTTCGTCGGTGAAGGCATGGCGATCCCCGTGCGGCAAGGTGCGTTCAGCAGTCAAACGCTTGTGCCCAAGAAGATGGCCGTCATTTCAGTATGGACCCGCGAAATGAATGACCACAGTATTCCGGCGATCGAGGGTCTGATCCGCGAAGCGATCCAGCAAGACACCAGTGTTGCGGTTGACACTGTGCTGCTCGATAGCAATGCGGCGACCACGATCAGGCCCGCGGGGCTGCTCAATGGCGTTGCCGCGACTACGGCAACGGCGGGCGGCGGCCTTGCCGCACTGATCGGCGACATCACCGCGCTGCTCGGCGCGATAACAACAAATACTTACGGCAATGTCAGGACACCAGCCTTTTTGGTCAACCCGACCGATATGCTGCGTGCATCGTTGCTGCAAGCGACCAACACCGGCATCTTCCCCTTCCGCGATGAAATTCGTGGCGGGACGTTGAATGGCATTCCGCTGATTGACTCAGCGACCGTAACTGCTAAAACAGTGATCCTGATCGATGCCGCAGATTTTGTTGTAGTGGGAGGGGAAGCACCTATCATGACCATGTCAGATCAAGCGACGCTCCACATGGAGGACACGTCGCCGCTTGATTTGGTCAGTGGTTCTCCTGGAACGGTCGCCTCTCCGCAGCGTTCTCTCTTCCAAACTGATAGCATGGCTCTTCGTATGGTACTCCCTCTCAATTGGGTCCAGCGCCGCGCCGGCACCGTTGCGTGGACGCAGAGCGTCACTTGGTGATCAAACAAATAAAGCAGGGTAGAGCAGTCCAGTAGCTCACTTGGCTCATAACCAAGAGGTCGCCGGAGCGAAGCCGGCCCCTGCAACCACCATCAAAAAAATCAGGAGTTAGGTCTTGGCGGATGATCCGGCAACTGAGAATGCACGTAAATGATTGGCCGAAGCAAAACCGCCGACCCAGAAAATGAAGCAGGATTTTGCTGAGCGTATGAAAGGCAAGCCGACGCCGACGCAGGAGGAAAACGACCTGGCGGCGCTTGGTGCGCATTTCACCGAACATGAGGCTGATGGTTCTGATCCGGACCCGAACATCAGGCACGTCGAGGCGAGCAAGCCGCAGGATTATAAGACGCGCCAGATGGGTGCTGCTCCGACGCATCGCGCACCATCGCGCGAGTAGAGTGGGCCGCCAGTGCGCCAGCACGAATTGACGTGCTTCAAACTGTCGGGGCGACTGTAAGCGTCCGACGCAGAAGCTTTTTCCTGTTTGAACCTTTGCAGTCACGCTCGCGTTATTACTGTTGCTGACAACGCCATAGGAGATTGACATGGCAGATGCAAACGAAGCCGCCAAGAAAGCATTGGCGGAAGAGAAGAAGCTACGCGAGAAGTCAGCGGCGGAATATGCCGCGCGCATGAAGGGCAAACCCACACCTACGCAGGAAGAACTCGATCTGGCCAAACTCGGCGCGACCTTCAGCGAGCACGAAGACGACGGCAGTCCGCGC